TCCGAGAAGTATTCGGAAACAATGTTGACCGCATTTTGATTTGCCTTGGTGTCTCTGGAGGTTCTGGTGGTGGTACAGTCAACACTTTGATCAAGGTAGCCAAGAAGTATTTCACCTACATCGGCGTTGAGAACGTTGACGAGCGTGTTGGTGTTATTGCTTCCCTTCCAACTGCCGGTGAGTCGGCTTCCCCAACGGTAGCCAAGAACGCTCACACTCGCATTAACCAACTTTGCGGGCTCGCAGAAAAAGGAAAGATTGCTCCCCTTATTATGGTGGACAACGAGAAGATTAAAAAACTTTATCCTAAGCTCACAGTCAAGAAGTTCTGGACTACAATCAACAACACAGTCGCTGGGTTGTTCCACGTCTTCAACGTGTTGGCAAACCAAGACTCAGAATACACAACCTTTGATGCTACAGATTACGACAGTATTATGAAACAGCCAGGCTGTATGATTATGGGTGTAACCAGTGTTAAGAACCTTGAAAATGAAACTGCTGTCTCAAGTGCTCTTAAGAAGAACCTAGAAAAAACACTTCTCGCCGAAGGTTTTGACCTGACAACTGCTACAGGTGCTGCTTGTATTGTTGTTGGTAGCGAAGAGATCTTTGAAGAGACTGTTGGCTTGATGGATAACATTGAATTTGGTTTCGATACATTGGCTGCTTTGACTGGTGGTGCTATGGTTCACCGTGGCATTTATGAGGATGATAAAAAGGACAAGCTTGTAACTTACACCCTGGTCAGTGGACTCAAGCGCCCAGCAAAACGTATCGAGGGTCTTAAAAAGTTCTTGAATTAAAATGAAAAAGATAGTAGCACTTATACTGCTCTTTTCGCTTAACGCCGCTGCGGCAGAGGTCACAAAGTTTGAGCCTCGCCCAGCGGCTGTTGAGCAAGAGGGTAACACCTATGTTGGGATCTTATTGAGCGAAGAAGACTTTCGCAAAATACTGGAAAAGAAAATTGACACCAACGCCAAACTGTCTGAGTGTTCTGTAGATAAACAAGTCTGCGACAAAGCCGAGAAAATATATCAATCTTCTATCACAAAACTGGAAGATCAACTTAAGAAAAACAACTCATGGTTTGACAGAAATCGGGGAACCCTCGGTCTTCTCACTGGTTTAGTGATAGGAACTGGCCTTTCTATCGGCATTGTTCATGCGGTATATCAAAAGTGAAAAAGAAAGACCCCAACCAAATAGCTGCTATTGAAAAAGCTATAGCTGAAAAATACGGAAAAGACACAGTACAAGACTTCCGATCCGACTGGGAGCCTGAGAAAGAAAAAGAATATTTATCACAACTTACTGCTGCTAGAAAGAAAAAATCCTTAGCAAAAGAAAATAAAATAACAAGACAAAATCCAGATCGGACTTGTCCGGTCTGTAAAACATATTCATTTTCAAGTACCGACGACCTATATATGAATAGGTTTAAGTGTTGTCAAAAATGTTACAATGATTTTGTAGAGTGCAACGAGGAAAAGTGGAACAATGGTTGGCGACCCTCGGAACAACAATTAGACCTCGCTATCAGGAGAAGAAAATAATGGCTACCGTTATGGAAATAATAACTTGTTTGAATCAAATTGCGGCAGATGCTTATGATGATTATAACCTAGAAGAAAAGATAGGGCTTAATCGAGAGGATGGGCATCCCATTTTAGACAGCCGTCTTATAGATGGGTTTAAAGTAAGATTCTCAGGCGACAAGATGATCGTTACCTATCAAAGTGAAATGCATCTTCGTGAAGTCCATCCCCGAGGACAGTTTACCAATGAAATCGAGAGAAAGTTCGGTGACATTGTTAAGTTTCTAAAGAAGGAGTATAAAAACTTAAAACAGCAAGCTGTAACTCTTACAGAACAAGGTGAGGCAGATATCTTAGTACAGAATATGTCGAATATTAGAACCTGGGTCCAGGCAACCAAGGCTTATAAAATTGGTGGCATCGGTGATGTTGAACCAGTTAGAAAGCATAGCACAGATTCTTTTCATAAAGATCATCAAAAGAAATTCATGGACTACCTTAAGCACGCATCAGATAAACGTCCTTCAAATGATAAACGTAAAAAGCAGGGTTATGACGACCGGGAAGATGAATCGCTAGGAATGCGACGAGGCGCTGAAAAACATAAAGAACAAAGCTACAAAGCTCGTCGAGAAGACTCTTACGGTAAGTGGGGACGCCGCAGTCGCCGCAATAATAAAATTAATAAATAGAGTCAACCTAGACGGGGTATAGATGGGTTTTACAAAAAAAGACATGATGGCGGAGATTGTCCGCTGTGGAAAAGACCCCGCTTACTTTTGTAACAATTATGCGCAGATTTCTCACCCTATGAGAGGTCTCATCCCTTTTAAAATGTATGACTTTCAAGAGGACACTCTGGCAGCATTTAAGAACAACCGATTTAGTGTTATCCTTAAGGCACGACAGTTAGGTATTTCCACAACAGTGGCTGCCTATGTCTGTTGGTTAATGTTGTTCCATCGGGATAAAAATGTTTTGGTGGTGGCAACTAAACTGGGAACGGCTACGAATTTGGTAAAGAAAATAAAAGCTATACACAAAAACCTACCACCGTGGCTTAAGATTGCTGAGATATCCATTGACAACCGTCAGTCTTTTGAATTATCAAACGGCTCCCAAGTAAAAGCCTCCTCAACATCAGGAGACGCCGGACGTTCTGAAGCTCTTTCTTTGTTGGTAGTTGATGAGGCAGCCTTTGTTGAAGGAATGGAAGAACTTTGGGCTGGTTTGTATCCCACTCTCTCTACGGGTGGTCGGTGTATAGCATTGTCTACTCCTAACGGCGTTGGTAATTGGTTTCACAAAACCTACACGGAAGCCGAAGAAAATAAAAATGATTTTTACACAATTAAATTACCATGGGACGTTCATCCAGAAAGAGACCAAGAGTGGTTCGAGAAAGAAACTCGAAATATGTCTCGGCGAG